GTACCTTAGCTGCGGATGTGGTGTCCTGCGGGTTGGTATATATCAATCCCACCATCGCATGTGATAATAGACGCGTTCCAAAACCCACTTCTGGGTTTACTGAAAAGAGCCTCTTCAGAAACAGTAGGGTGATTCCGAGATCATCCTGTGGTGTGGTGACTAACTGTTTACTGGGATTCGCGTCTCCACCGTATTTACGGTAGAGTTCACAAAACTCACCGGCGGTAAGCTCCGCCTTGTAGGAATCTTTACCTATAAGGTATCCAAGGTCATCCCCACAAACGTATGCCATAAAATCAGACGGGTACTCGGCGAGCGGATCATTATCCACGTAACCTTTCTCGATGGCGATACACGTCGCTCTCACTAGTTCTACTAGGGAGTCAACCATGGCTGTGCATGCGACGCCGGATCCGACACCAGAGCATCCCTCAACAAGGATCGCTCTGCGTGAAGTCCCACTTACAGTGATAGTTGGGCAGTAAGCACAGAGGGTAAAATACCACTCTAGCACATCACTGTGGCCAGGATAGACGAGCTGAAATAGCCGTTTTACCTGCAGCCAGTCGAAGATCGACACAGAAGCATCGAAATTCGTGGCGTCCGCACCGAACGCCAGTTCTGCCCCCAATAGTCTACGGCCAATGTCTGATTTGACATTAATCCATGACTTCATGCCCTTGAACGGCTCTGAGTATTTCGCCAGAACCCTGAAGAGAGGGTGCGTAAATTTGGACCCCAGGATAAATTCAACAGATGATCCCATTTGTATGATCCGCTGCTTATTCTTCCGCTGGATGTACTCAAATTTTTCGGACTTAGACAGTCCTTCCGGAATCTGTAAGTCCTTGCCCACTATACGATTGCCGACAATCATCGGATAGTGCAGTGGGTTGTGGTCAAATGGGTTTCGGAGTATCGAATTAACCTCCGATTCAAATGAGTCCCATTCCGTCGTGTCGAGGTACTTCCCGAACGTGGGGAATCCTGCGTTCGACGTATCACGCTTCCGTTTCCTGGCGTCATTTGTTGCGTCAGGCGAAAAGCGTAGGTGGCTATATCCAGGAAATCTGCGCTCCATATCCTGGTCGTGCTTCGTGATGGCCTTCATGACCATCCTGGCTACGATCTTCCACGCGTTATTGTAGACTGTAAAGTCGAAAGACGTATTCTTTGGGGCGTACGACTGGTACAATTTATGTTCCCAGTACTCAACGGGGTAGCGGTTGAATGGCCCTGCGTCAGATAGAGCGTCTAGCTCCATGGCAAGTAGTGTCTTATTCTTGATGTTACCCTCCAACAGTGACCTGCATTCGGCTATTAGATCCGACGGGTCAAGGTGCTTCGTGACCAGACTACGAAAGGCGGACTTATCGTCGGCCTCTTCGTAAAGACGATGTTGAAATAGGGCAGAGAGGACAGAGTCCAACTTACCCTGCTGGTAACCCGATGTAGACCTTATAAAGCTACAATCTGGGTCCGTCTTAATATCCCTAACTCTACGTCGATAGCAGAGCTTCGCGTCAGAGTGGGACGGCAAGGGAGTGTCGAAGACCTCGTAGGTCTTTGCATTATCCACTCCGTAATTCTTCGGCGGCTCAATCGTCTCGAGCCTGCCTAGTTTGGGGTTATAGGGCGGCTGAACGCCAGTAATTGGCTCAGAAAGCGTCCACCCAAACAGGGCCGTGTCTAATCCAGCGCGTTTTAGCCTGGTATTGACCTTTTCGGAGATCCGCAGGTCACCATCATACGACGTGATCCTTGCGACGGCCTCAACTCCGCTTAGGAGGTAGGTTGCCCACAATTCTTTGTAGGGACCAGCTTCCTCCTCTGTCAAATCCTGTATATGTCCGAGTTCTTTCTCGGATTCGATCCAGGTCAGATGGTTACCCGTGGTAATACGTTTTAGTATACCTCTAGGGTCCACTGCACCGCCCATGTCGGCGATCGCAAGATTGACCGTCTTGGCTGAAATCTCGACACGAGCACCAAAGCGTGGGTGCGTTAACACTGTCGAGTAGGTTGTGGAGTAATCCATGTAATACAATCCTTTAAATGTAGGGTTGGTTCCTATCTGCACGCTAGGAGACTAACACCTGTTAGCCCCAATGGCTAGGTTGCCATTCGTGGGTAAAGCCTCCTCTGATAAGAGCTAGAGCCGGACAAGTTTCCGCATCTAGTCACCGCAGAACCTTCTGCCATGATCTAAAC